CTCCTCTGGAACGTGATATTGCCTGTGAAAGAGGAAGGCTGGCTCACGCTAATGCAGAATTTATCCTCAAACTGGCAGCCAAATTCTCCAGGCAAAACGCAAATAAGCGAGGTATATGGAGAACAGGTGATGATGGATTGGAACGTTGCCCGAAAAAAGTTACGCAATGGGCTCTCCAGAAAGCAGCCGAATCCGCACCTCGTGTTAACTGGAGTGCGTCAGGCTACGCAAGAGGTCTACGATCATTCATACTGGAACGTGTAACCGCCATTCATGCAGTTGAATTTAGTGTTTACAAAGAAGGATTCGGATTTGCTGGTACAGCAGACGCTCTATTGGACATAGATGGAAAAGGGCCATTCATAGTAGATTGGAAAACCGCAAAAGAAGCTAGGTCAGACGACATGATAAACCAATTCTGTCATCAACTTGGAGCGTACAGTTTGGGTCTCAAGAGTCTCACAGGAATACAAGCAAAATATGGGGCAGTTGTAGTAGCTCGCAGAAGCGGAAAGCCCCAAATAAAAATCCTCTCAGAAATTGAACTAAGAGGAGCAGAGTGTGTGTTTCTCGATAGAGTGGATCGTTACCACAAACAACTTAAGGAGTTAGCTATCGTCTAGTTTTCTCTGGGCATAAATTAGTTTACTCATAAGTACATGAAGATCGGCAATATCTGTTTTAACAGCTTCCCAGTCTCCACACATAACTTCTTCATGTTTATCTCGTGCTAGATCGTACAGTTGATCTAACTCTTCGTTAGTGAATGGATCGCAAGTCATTGTGATAATTCCTCAAATCTTCTTTTAGCGTTTTTCTCTGCTACATAACAGAGTTTTTCTTCATTCCAATCTGGATGTGTTTTAGAAAAATGATCATAAGCTTCCTCATAAAAATTTTCTAATAGATTTGTATTTTGTGAGTTACTCATAAGTAATCATGCCATTTAGTACCAAAGGATGACATCATTTCAAAATCTGTTGGTTCGTAGTCATCATCATCAACAGAAATTTCCTCATCATCTGGATCGGGATATATACCCGAATCCTGCAAATCTTTAATTGCATCATCTTCACGCTGGTTGTCCAGTGCGGATTGATGGTTGTGTAAAAATGAATCCATTATGCTTTTTTAAATAAGGTGGATAGTTTAGACCATCTCTCAATGGTTCGTAAGTACTTTTCGTCATCTTCTTCAGTGCGAGCATTAAGAGCAATATCCCAGATATTATCTAGAACTTCCTGCCGTTTGTTTTGCTGCACTGGATTGCCTGACTTCTCTTGTTGCCACAGATATTCATTCTGAGCATCAACATAGTATCTGTACGCTGTACTCTCTGGAACGTGATAATCATTAATAAGAATTTCAACTATGTCCTTGCGAGTTAGTTTTTCTTCAGATTTTTTCTCCTCATTTAGTACGAGTAGTTCCTGAATAAAATCTATGGATTGTTTCTTATCCATCAGCAACTCTCCTGTCCAGTGTGTTCTTCCCACTTATTAGAAAACTCACAGTAAACTTTTATTCTGTTAGTTACTTCTTCCATAGTGAAACCACGTTCAATAGTTTTATCACCGAAAGCTAAATTAGCTATTTCGGTAATAAAATTTTCTCGCTGTCTGGAGTGAAACCAAGAATCATCAATAGGAAATTCTGGATGTGTCTGTTGATATTTCATTAGATGTAACCAACCCCTTCTTCACCTTCTAATTCGTAGAGCCACGATATACTGAGATACTTTCCATTATTGTGAGACTCTGAATCTTTACATTCATATCTGGAACGTAACTCATTGACTATTGGTTCGGGAGCACACCAAGCAGTGTTAAAAGTAAACTCAATAAAATCTGAATCGACTTCATTAAATTCAACTTCATTTATATCCCACTTAGTTCCCCAGTTTTCAGTTCGCCAATCGTACCATCTATCGTCCTGTCTACCAGTTGATGCAAAGGTACAAGAGCTATAAGGCTTCTCTGGATCGGGTGGCACGGGTAGTTCTCCAATATTTCCTCTAGGATCAGAAAACGCATAGGCTTGTGCGTATTTTTTAGTTAAAGGAGTAGTTTCCCAGTGTGGTTCGGGTATCAAAGCGTTGAAAGGATTTTCAGCCTCAAATAGTGCTTTAATTTCTTTGATTTTTTCAGAATCGTCACCCCTGACTCTAACTCTGTTGTATGTCCAATTTGGCATAATTTAACCTCATTAATTAATTGTGGATTAGTGAACACTTTTATTATAGTATTACTTTAGTAAATTATCAATTATTATTCTCAGTTTTTATTCTCAGTAATAATTCTCAGAATTTTAAAAATCGCCTTTCATACTGGATTGTCTGTCTAATTTGAAAAACCCGAAAAATTGCTTTCATAAGCTAACTTTTTGCCTGACCTGAGAAAATATTTTCTTGATGAAACCCACTGGTATAATACAAAAATTTTGAGGTGCAGTGGACTATATGAAAAAATTTTTCCTGAAATTTTGAGAAAAAAGTTTTCCACAGGACACTGTGAGTTTTCCACACACAGGACACTGTGAGTATAAATACTTAGTTAAAATATTTTCTTAATTATATAAATGTTTGGATTGATTGCAAATGATATATATATAGAGTAATATTTTAGTAATGCTATTTATTAGCAGAATTAAAAACACCCACATTTTAAAAATGCAAAACCAATTAGATTTAATCAATTCTTTAAATAGAAGTTTTAATATTTCTAGTGAAGAATCAAACAAAACAACAGCCGAAAAAATCGGTTATCAAAATAGTTCTAATGAAACTATTTATAAAGGAAGTAAAATTATTACACCTGATCAAACAATAGACGAAATATGGAAATCTAATAATTTAGATTTTAAAGCTAGAAAATCAAGTGGTTTATTTTACAAAGATCATAATGAAGAACTAGTTGAAATAAAAGACTATCAAGCAATTATTAATGATAGTACTGGGCAACTTTTAAATATTCCGAAAAATGAATATACAATCTTACAACTAGATACTATAAAAAAAGTTATTGAATCAGTCAGCGATAAAATAACAATAGAGTCAATAATGAATATAGATTCTAAAAGATTTGTAATCAATACTTGTATTAATGATTGTATTGGGGATGTTTTAAAAGATGATCCAATTAAAAGACGAATTACATATATAACATCAATGGACTCTAGCGTGGGGTTCACTTTGGCACTTCTGGACTTCAGAATGTTTTGTTTTAACCAAATGGCACAAGTAAAAAATTCTGAAAATTTAAGTTTTAAACATACAAAAAGTATTACAGGTTTAGTGGAACGACTACCGCAGATAATTGATTTTAATAAACATCAATTTAATCAAGATATTCAAGAGTGGCGATACATGGCACAAAAACAAATAACATTAGAACAAGCAAACGAAACTATAAAAGAATTATTTCAAAACGAATGGAAAAATAAAATAGTTGTAACCGATAGAAAATTAAAATTATCAAGACCAAAAACTTATTTGGATTTAGTACAAACCGAAAAAATAAAAAATAATTTTTTAACTGAAATAGATCAAAACGGATGCAATGCTTATAGTTTAAATAATGCAATAAGTTTTTATTATAGTCATCAAGCAGGAAGTAAAAATATTAAAAGTGAAAGTGAAAAAGCAAGAATTAGAACCGAAAATAATTTATATGGTAAAGCAAATGCTATTTTAAATAAATCAAAAGAACTATGTTTAGCAATTTAACAAGCTAACAACAAATAAAACTAGATCAGGAGTTAAAATACCTGATCTTTTTTTATGCAAAATTTGAACGTTTTTAAATTTTTTACGGGTGCTACTACGTTAATACAATAGTATCGTAAACAGTGAGACAAAAACGAGACAAGAAAAAATTTTATTAAGTCAGTGACTAGGTTTTTAAATTGGAAAAATGAAACAGTTAAGAATCCAATGATTTTAAAATAAGAAAAAAAGTTAAATATTGTAGTAGTTTAATAAAAAAATCTATGTTAAAATGAGTACAGGCTACAAGCCTATTAAAAATCACCCAAATTTTAAAGGAGTTTAAACAATGTCTACTAGATCAAGAATAGGAATTCTCAACCAAGATGGAACGGTTGAAAGTGTTTACTGTCATCAAGACGGATACCCAGAGTACACGGGTTTTATATTAGAAAATTTTTATACTAATGAAAAGTTAGTAAGAAATTTATTAAGTAAGGGAGATTTATCCAATATTGCAACTCCTTATAATTGGAAACAAGAAAAACAAATTAATAAAAATGGTCTTGAAATCTTAAGTGTTTTAACTTATGAGCAAAGAAATCAAACTTTGACATCAGAAAAACATGACGATATTACAGAATTTTTAAAATTTGATTCTGCAGATGAATACAAATATTTATTTGATATTGAGTTTAAAAACTGGTTAGCTTATAAAACAGACAATATTTATAAGACCGTTAAAGTTAATGAATTATTTTTAGATATTCCAAAAACCTCAAGATATTTTGATTTTGATAAGCAAGTAATGAATTTACAGGATTTGTTACTCCAGGAATCTTTTAATCAATTAATGGAAATAGGAGAAAAAATTATGGCAATGGGGTTATAAAAATGTCTAGCTTTATTATTCTTATTTGTACAATTATTTTAATTTACATCTTTTTAAAAAATACTATTAATCACGTTTAAAAATTATGTCACTATCAAGACCACATGAAAATGAAAAAAAGTTTTTTATTCAAACTTTTAAGCACTTCAGTAATTGGAGTCCAAATCTTACTTTAGATGAAACTATTAAATTAACACTTGCAAAACTAGAAAGGGAAAAACAAAATTATCCTAATTATTCATGTCTTAAAGTTTGGCAACATCCAATAGACAAAGAGAATGTTAATTATATTTAATTTTTTTATTGCTTGCCGTATCACACCCCAAACACTTACATTATGAGAAATTCTAAAACCCAACCCCGAGGAGCTGGAGCGATTAACAACCCAAAAGCCCTAACTGCTATGATTATTTTTATTCCGTCATTTATTTTTGCGAGCTGGTTTACTGGCTACGATAAGTTCATGGAAGATTGCACAGTAAACAACACCCCGAATTACTGCACAAATCAGTTCAGGAATTAATTTTATTTTTCCGCAGCATCTACCCCGCCCCGCAAATTGTGGGGTTTTTTATTTTCTATTTTTCCGCACTGGCTACCATGTTTTTTATTTTTTTTTTTATTCCATGCGATCCACTGCACAAAAAACCGCATGGGGTAGTGTGGCAAAAAAATTTTTTATATTGTTAATACCACTGAACCTACTGATAAATCAAGTCATAAGCTATAAAATACTACAATATAATAATACTACAATATCACACTAATGTCAACTACTTTTTCTTATCTTCAACGCTAATAGATAGCTGTGGAGCGTTAATATTGATGTTTTCTACACTCTCGCCTAGTACTTTACCAAGTGAATCTAGTATCTGAGCAGCAGTTTGAAGCTGACCTCTCTTAATAGCTTGGTTAAATAACTTCATTCTCATTCCCTGGAGTCGTGACACCATCTTCTCTCTATCCTTATCCCAATCTTCATCGTTCCACTGCTTAACCTTTCTCCAATCACTCCACGCTGTCTCCACCCCAATTCCCTCTTTGGATGCGTGATCTAAAACCAACTGTCTTGTTGTCATACCTTCCAACTGTCTTCGATACAATTTCTGCCTCCTGGCTTCAATCACCACATCAGGTTGTCGCTTACCACATACTCTGCCATCCTTTAATGCTTTTTCGGATGTAAATTGACCATTGTTACGAAGAATAGAATCAGCCACGGACTAAAATGCTACTTATATCTGAATAATAACCCTAAAAACATAGTTTAGTCGAGTAAAACACAGAAATTTGTCAAAATTTAAGCTAATCTCTACTACATGAGCACAAAAACAGCCGAAAATCTCTCCCTCCGATGGGCACAGGGGGAGGTGTTCAACGCAGAACAAAGATTCAGAGTCCTCGTAGCTGGCAGAAGATTCGGAAAATCCTACTTATCCTGCATCGAACTATTAAAAGCAGCAATAAACCGCCCAGGCGAAACCTACTTCTACTGTGCCCCAACCTATCGCATGGCAAAAGACATAGCCTGGAAAGAAATAAAGAAACTAATCCCAACCCAATGGATACAATCCAAAAACGAAACCGACCTAAAAATCGAACTAATTAATGGATCGCTAATCGAACTCAAAGGAACAGAAAATGCCATGACCCTGCGTGGCCGAAGTCTCGCTGGAGTAGTACTTGACGAAGCAGCCTTCATGGATTCCGATGTCTGGTTCCAAGTTATCCGACCAGCCCTCGCAGACAAACAAGGCTGGGCACTCTTCATATCAACACCAGATGGCACAGCCTCCTGGTTCTACGACTTATGGTGCTACGTTCCAGAGGATACATCAGGTGATTGGAAACGCTGGAGCTTCACAACAATAGACGGGGGCAACGTACCAAAAGAAGAAGTCGAAGCAGCAAGATCCCAACTGGACATAAGAACATTCAAACAGGAATTTGAAGCCAGCTTTGAGAATCTCACTGGTCTCGTTGCAGTCTCTTTTTCAGATTCCAACATTTCTACCGAAGCAGAGGACATAAACATCGCCCCACTACTCCTGGGAGTTGACTTTAACGTAGACCCACTCTGCGGAATCTGTGCAGTCCGCTACCAAGAATACCTCTACGTCTTCGATGAAATAATTATGACGGGCGGAGCAACAACCTGGGATTTTGCAGAAGAAGTAACCAACCGATATGGTGTGGAACGCAGAGTAATAGCTTGCCCCGACCCCACGGGTGCTGCCAGAAAAACATCAGGAGTAGGTTCAACGGACCACACTATCCTACGCAGAAGCGGATTCACAGTATCTTCTCCCAGAGCCCCCTGGAAAATACGAGATAAAGTAACATCCGTAAACACTGCACTATATGACGCAGCAGGAGAAAGACGAACTTTAATCCACCCACGCTGTAAAGAATTAATAAAATCCCTCCGAACTCTCACATACGCTCCAAACACAGGTATGCCTAACAAAAACCTTGGGGTTGACCACGCATTTGACGCTTTCGGCTACCTCTGCCTCCAACAATTTAATCTTGCAAAACCAGAGACACTAGGCCAAACTTCGTTTAGAATATACTAAGAACCACCTAATTCTTACTATGTATCACTCAACTACAAAGAAAAAGAAGAAGAAAAAGAAGGGAGGTAAGAAGCGTGGCAAACATTCCTGTTAATAAAGCATTATATTCAAGAGTAAAATCCGAAGCAAAGCGTAAGTTCAAGGTCTACCCAAGTGCTTATGCTAATGCGTGGCTTGTACGAGAGTACAAAAAACGTGGCGGTACTTATCGTACAGGAGCAAAACGTGGCAAAAAGTAGTGGTGGACTGACCCGTTGGTTCAAAGAGAACTGGGTTGATATAAAAACAGGTAAACCATGTGGCCGTACGAAAGGAGAAAAAAGAGCATATCCAGCGTGTAGACCAAAGAAACGTGTCTCAAGTAAGACACCTAAGACTGTAGGGGAGATGTCAAAAAGTGAGAAAACTAAATTTAAACG